CAAAAAAGAAGTTGGAGGAAACAAGAGTGAAGACACTGACGACTTTGATAAATAAATATAAGGACTCGTTAGCCTATCAAAACTTAAGTGTTGTCTCTCGAAGGGACTACTTATATTTTATTAACGTATGCCAAACTACTATGGACTTTGACATTAAATTAAGTAAAATTGATACACCTATGGCACAGAGAAATTATAATACCTGGGCTAAAGATAAAGGTGTGCCAACAGCTAATCATGTCAAAGCTGTTATGTCTAGGATATTTAACTTTGGAAGGGAGATAGGTGAGTGTAAACATAACCCGTTTACAGTAGTTAAAAAAATACCTCATCGATCTCGCAAAGAGATATGGACTAAAGAACAAGTAAGATCTTTTATACAGACTGCATACAGCCAGTTTAACTGGAGAAGTATAGGTATAATTGTTCATGCTGCTTATACATGGGGTCAAAGACTCACGGACATGAGAAATCTTACATTCGATCAATATGATTTTGATAAACGTGTACTGACATTAGAGCAGTCAAAACGGAGGGCTAGAGTTTACCTACCAACAACAGAAGAGTTGCATAAAGTATTAGAAAAACAGTATGAGGACATGAAGTTTCAGAAATATGTAGCTCCTCGAATAGCCTATGAAAAGATTATACCTGAACCTTACAGTAAAGCAGGACTTAATAACATAGCTAGAAAAGTTAGAGAAGCTGCAGGTTTACCTAAAGACTTGTGGATTATGGATATGAGAAGGACTGCAACAACAGAAATGGTAGATGCAGGTGTACCACTACCACAGATTATGTCAGTGACAGGACATGCTAATGCACAATCACTGGCTCCTTACATGAAGCATACATTGCTAAGTGCAACAGAAGCATTAAGTAAAAGAGGAGAAGGACTATGAGTGAGAAAGTAAAAGATATAGTGAAGTATGAACTACCAGGACTGTATATGACAGTAGGTTGGAAAAAAGATAAAGGATTTTGTATTTATTATAAAAATGCAAAACGAGAAGGTATGTCATGGTATGAGACTGCAAAAGAAGCTATGGAAAAAGTAGAAGAGTTATATCAATCACATAAAAAAATACCTGCAATGATACGAAAGGGGTTTGAATGAAAACAATTGTTCATGTAAATCAACATGTTATAAAAGCTAACAGAAAAAATAATAAGACTGATCCAGTTCTTACTGTCAAGAATTATAAAAATAATGTTTATGGACATAGTGTAAAATTAGGTAAGTGTGAAATAATATATAGGCCAGATAAACCATTAAGCTGTGGTGCTCATGTCTGGATAGAAACCCACGATCCTGTGGAAGTAGATGGGAAACCTTTTATATGAAATCAGTTAGAAACTTTGTAGAAGACTTAAACCTATCCGATGGTGAAAGGTTCAGAGGTAAATGCCCTTTGTGTAAAAGAGCTAACACCTTTACTGCCATCAATAAGATGGGTAAATTACTTTACAATTGTTATGCAAATAGCTGTACAATATCTGGTGCTACTAACACAACTATGACAGTTGAGGAGATAAAGACCAGGATGAAAACTTTAGAAATAAATCCAAATGATAATAATAAAGGGATTAATGTTTCAAAGGGAGAGGTGTTTCCAGAGTCTGTAGTATCGGATGCTAATCGACATATAGTAGATGGTTTTTGTGAAAGATATGATATTGATTCACTTGAACTGGACTTAAGGTATGACATTAAAGAAGACCGTGTAGTATTTCCTATCTATGATAATGGAAGACTTGTAGATGGAATAGGTAAAGCTATCAATGAAAATGTAGTTCCTAAATGGAAACGATATGGAACTATGGCAGGTGGATATATAAGAGGTTCATGTGTCGTAGCAGTTGTTGTTGAAGACTGCATTAGTGCTGCAGTTGTTGAAACATTAGGACTTACAGGTGTAGCTATACTAGGCACTACTCTTACTGAAAGCCACATGTTTGCATTGAAAGAGTTTAAAAAAGTAATTGTTGCTTTGGATCCAGATGCAGCACCAAAGACAATTGCTTATACAAAAGAACTTAAATCAAATGGTATTGATGCATTTGCATTGAAACTTATAGATGATATTAAGTATAGGAGAGAAGAGGATATACAGTATTTACTTAAATTAAAAAGGGAGTTTAATGGTGGAACACAGTCTATTAAGGAGTCTACTGACTAAAAAGTTTTACGATGATACAAGAGGCAATCTCTGTCCTGCTAATCTATTCAATAAGGACTTGAGAAAGATAAAAGAAACCATTGATATATCTATGGATTCTTATGAAAGAGATCTGACTTTGGAAGAACTAAAGTCTTTATTTTTTGTAAAAAACCCAACACTTACTACATCCCAAAAACATCAGTATGAGATACACTTCAACAAAATACGAGGTGCATCTCTACTAGGTGTTGATGTTGCAAAAGATGTACTAAGTAAATTATTTCAACAATATGTAGGTGAGAAAGTTGCAAACATCGGGTTTCAGTTTGTAAACAATGAGGTGTCTAGTCTTGAACCACTAAGAAAAATATTAGAAGAATACAAAGATGACTTTACACCAGAAACAAAAGTTAAGTTTGTTGATAGCAGTGTAGATCATCTAGTTGCAGCAGCATCAGCAAGTAACAAATACAGATTCAATATTCATACTTTATATCAAGCAGTATCAGGCCTTGATAGTGGTATGCTGTTTGTTATTGGTGCTCGATCTAATGTAGGTAAGTCAAGCTTCCATGCAACTCTATGTGCATCACCAAATGGTTGGGCTAGTCAAGGTGCTAAGATTCTTGTGCTATGCAACGAAGAGAAACCAGAACGAGTAGCTAGTAGATATATGACTTGTGCTACTGGTATGACTATGAATCAGATACAGCAGAAGAAAGAACATGCGATAGACGTATTTGGTAAAATAAGAGATAACATAAAGTTTGTTGATGCTACTGGAAAAACAATGGTGTGGGTTGAAGGTGTTATCAAAACACATAAACCAGACATTGTAGTATTAGACATTGGTTCTAAGTTTGCAGAAGAAGGTGCATCAACTAACAGTCACGAGGCTTTAAAAGCAAATGCTATCTATGCTAGAAATCTTGGTAAACTTTATGGCTGTCTAGTTGTTTATTGTACTCAACTATCAGCAGAAGCAGAAAGTAAGATAGTTCTTAGTCAAGCTATGATCGAGGGTAGTAGGACTGGCTTGGCAGGTGAGTCTGACTTAATGATATTGATTGCTAGGAATCCACCTATGAATGATCAGACAGAAGATGATGGTATGAGATATCTTAATATTGTTAAGAATAAAATATCAGGTGTACATAGAATTGTTAATTGTGAATTTGATTATACAACAGGGGAATATTCATCATGAAAAATAACAAGTTTGTATTTAGTTTTGATGGCATTGCAAATGAAAGATATTTAAATAAAAAAGGGTACTATATTAATCCTAGTGCTATAAATGAACGTATAAAAAAACATAGTCAGGAATATTTAGATAAAGCAGGTGGTCTTTTTATTGTTAATAATGAAAAAGAAGAAGTTGGTTCAACTAAAATTATTTTAGAACCTAGTACTTCAGGCACTCAAATAAGATATATGAATAATACTCCACGCATTAAACTTTTAAATGAAAGATTAGAAAGAAAAAAGAAATTTAATTTTGATGTAGAAAAAATATATAAAGTTGATTCTCCATATTTAAATATAAAAAAATTTAATCAAGTAGAAGAAGCTGTGCTTTTTAAAAAGCCTTTTGTAATTAATTTTATGAGTGTTAAACTGCAAATATTTTTAGAAAATGAAATCTTTTTTAAAAGAAAAAAATTAAAAAAATATAAACTTTATAAAATAAATTTTGCTACACATGTAAATACTGAAAACTCTTTTGAAAAACAATTATATGATAGATCTTGTGGTAGTTTTGATTATGTTTACTATGGAATTACACAAAGAGATGTTTTTCAAAGATTTATAGAACATAAAAGAAAAGCAGAATATAATTCTGGATATTTGTTCCATAAAATATGGAATAAATTATCTAAAATGAGACAACATAAGTTGTATATTTCTCTTTCTATATTAAAAGATAGTGATAGTTTAGATGAGATATATGACTATGAAGAAGCTTTTGTAGATTTTGATAGTTTATATCCAATGGGCTGTAATGCCATACCTGGAGGGTATGCAGGAATTAAAGAATTGCATAAACTAAAATTGCTAAATTCGACAAAAAATATTTCTTTAAAAGAAAGAGAAAAAGCTATGGAAAAATTTGTACAAAAAGGTTATAAGATAGAAAATAGAAAATCTCCTATACTACATGAAAGACAAAGACATAAAAGAACTCTTTCATCAGGTAAAGAAATTTGGGTAAGATCCTGTTCAGTTGGTAGAGGTACTACTTTTGTCTAGACTTAATAGAATATATAAAGTTATTAATACTCCATATGCAAAGGAGAAATATATGAAAATTAAATTAGATAACTTAATAGAAGAAGAACATAGAGAAGTATTAAAGACTCCTCTTGGAGATTTTTTAAAAGAAGCAGATGACATAGGATATAATTATTTTTTTAAAGACATAATAAAAAAAGTAATCATAGCAAGATTACAAAAAAAGGGGCTACTGGATGACTACAACAATACTTGATGTTGAAAATACAGTTACTACTAAAAACGGCAAAAGCCACCTTGATCCATTCGAGAGGACAAACTCTTTGGTTATGGTTGGTGTTTACCCACTCGATGCTACAGATTCATCCACTTATATTTTCGACCATTGCGACATTACTAAAAACGATGATATCGTACATAACAGAAATACAGTTCAAAGGATATTAGATGAGACTACTACTCTTGTTGGTCATAATATTTCTCACGACTTACTATGGCTTTGGGAATCGGGATTCATATATACAGGAAGAGTGTACGACACTATGCTCTCTCAACACATACTTAATCGAGGGCTTGGGACAACAGCACTAAATCTTGCAGCAGTTGCTGAACACTACAGGTGTCAAACACTAAAACAGGACACACTCAAGGTGTATTTCAAAAAGGGATATTCAACCAGAGACATACCCAGAATTGAATTAGAAAACTATCTAAAACATGACTTGGGTGCAACCAAAGAGATATACCAAAAACAAACAAAAAAGTTAATTAATAGCACACTTCTTCCAGTTGTGCAACTAACAAATGAAGTAGCCTACTGTTTATCTAGGATGTATCAGAATGGTTTCAAGATAGATAGAGACAAACTTAAAGAAGTTCGTAAGGAGTTTGAGGATGAGAAATTACAATTAGAAACTGACTTACAGAAATATACAAAGTATCTGATGGGTGATACACCTATTAATCTAAATAGCCCTGAACAATTGTCTTGGGTATTATTTAGTCGTAAGCCTTTATCTAAAAGTAACTGGTTAGATACTATTAACAATGAACCTTACATGGACAATACTGTATTCAAAGTAGCAGTTAAGAAACAATTCAAAACAATATACAAAACAAAAGCAAAGCAGTGTACTACATGTAAGGGTAGAGGTTCTGTATTCAAGATAAAAAAAGACGGATCTCGATATAAGAAACCAACTAAGTGTAAAGATTGTGATGCTAAAGGTTTTATACTAGAAGATACAAAGTTTGTAGCAGGTCTTAAGTTTTCTCCATCTAGTATCAAGTGGGCTAGTGCTAATGGTTTCAAAACTAGCA